CTCCCATCTTGGCATTCGCAATTTTAATTGGAGGGGTCGAAAAACGCCCAGAACAGGGCGCTTTTTGCACACACCCCCTTGCTAAGTGATTGTGGCACCATCGTCTCTATTCGAGGAACCGCATATAATCCTAGCAACATCAATAGGATAGACCTCCTAGCCTCTTTTTGAGGTGTTTCGAAACTTAGGATAGTAATCACAACAGGTTGTAGGAAGGTAGTCTCATCCGGCGGCATGCAAAGCCCGGAATATGGGGACATTGCGCGGCCCGATCTGCCCAAGCCCAACTGCCGCGTCAAGCTGATCTGCGGCCCGGTGGCGGCGGGCAAGTCGACCTATGTCCGGCGCTTCGCCGCCAAGGGCGACACCGTCATCGACCTCGATACGATCGCGAAGGAACGCGGGTTTGGCCGCAACCGCCCGCAGGGCGAGGTCGGCAACCTGCTGCGGGAGCGCAACCGACGCCTTGCGGCGCTGGCGGAGGCCCCGAAAGAGGCGACGGCGTGGGTAATTTTGAGCGCGGCCTCGCGGTCGCTGCGGGCGTGGTGGTGTTCGGCGCTCGGCGTCCAGGCGGGTGACCTGATCGTGCTGGTGCCGCACCGGCAGGAATTGCGCCGGCGCATCATGCGCGACCCGGACCGGACGCGGGTGCGCAGCTTGCATCTGTGGCTGGTCGACAAGTGGCTCGAGCACGAGCGGCTCGACGATCCGGGCATCACGAAAACCGGCGTGGATCGGGACGGCTTTCCGACCGACCCGCTGCATCCGTTGAACAAGCAAGGGAGGAAGCCATGAGCCTAGCGGGCATCATTCTCGGCATCATCAATATCGCGATCTACGTCGCGATCCTCGTACTGGTCGGCCTGATCATCGTCTGGTTCGCAAGCTGGCTGCAGTTTCCGATCCCCGAAAACGTGCAGCGCGTCTACATGGTGATCGTGGCGCTGATCGCGCTCTACCTGATCGTGGCGTTGCTGCTCGGGATGCCGGTGCCGGGGCCGATCCGGCTCGGCGGCGCGGCGCTGATCCTCGAGACATAGGCCGCCGCCCGAATTTAGCACGTCTTTCGTATCCACCAGAAAAAGGAAACCTGGCATGACACTTGCAGTCTTGAACGGCCCGATCATCCAAGCCGGTGAATCGCTGTCCGCCGGGATCGACTGTACCGGCGGCAACATCGTGCGCCTGACCATGCCGGCCGGGTGGAACAACGCCAATATCACCTTTCAAATCTCGTCGGACGGCGCTGGCTATAACGATCTGGTCAACACCGACGGCGAGGAGGTGACGCTGACGGTGGTGAAAGGCTCGGCGGTCGTGCTCGGGCAATTCGGCGACTACCTCAAGGCCATCGCGTTTCTCAAAATCCGCTCCGGTACGCGCTCGCATCCGGTCGTGCAGACGGAGCAACGCGACTTTGCCATCGCGATCGAGGTCCCGGCGATGCAGGCCGCTGTGACGGCATCGCTCAAACCGGGGAGGCGCTGATGGTCGTCCCCACGCAATTGAAGGTTCTACGAGGCAACCCAGGGCGACGGCCCATAAAGCCTGAACCACAACCGCGCATTGCCGACGAGATACCGGAACCACCGGCACATTTGTCGGACGATGCACGGCTGGAATGGCTGCGGATCACACCGGAACTCTACCGCCTCGGCCTGCTGACCGTGGTCGATACGCAAACCCTGTCGGCCTACTGCCAAGCCTATGGCCGCTGGATGGTCGCCGAACGCGCCATCGCGATCATGGCGACGAAAGACCCGCTGACCAGAGGGATGATGATCAAGACCACCAACGGCAACATGATCCAGAACCCGCTGGTCGGCACCGCCAACACGGCGGCAAACCTGATGGTGAAATTCGCCGGAGAGTTCGGCCTGTCGCCGTCGGCGCGGGTGCGCCTGTCGGCGGTGAACGAGCGCCCGCCCGGAAAGTTCGACGGGCTGCTCGCCTGAAACCAGCACGATTTTTAATCGGGGGAGTGGCACCCCGCAACATGAGGAGAAGAACCGATGAAGAAAAAACTTGCCATGCTGGCAGGGCTTGCGTTGATGCTGAGTTGCGGAACGGGGCAAGCTGTCACGCTTGGCGGTCAAAACTGGACCTCTACCGGTACTGTGCTGACATTTAGTCAAACAGTGCCAAGCGGCAACCAACCACTGAACATTCAGTGCATCATCTGCGGCGATAATCAGCCGCAGCAACAGGCGAACTTTGGTTACACCGACTTCCACAACACGGGCGCGATGAGCGATATTTTGTTCTTCTCGACCAACGTGGCGGGAGGTGGCAACCCCGGAGCAGACACGGTCGGCATCGGCTATGACGGCACGTTCTTGCGTGACTACATCGCCGCTCACGGCAGCGTCAATCTAACCTTCCAAGTTGGCATTGACGTCAACGACGCCGGTAAAACGCCACAGGTTTTGGAGTCGTTCTATCTCCTGAACCTGACGCAGCATAAGGTCTTGGCATCGTTTCAAGGGCCACAAGATATTGGCTCGCAGAACAACGGGACCGGCTTCCCTGACTTCATCTTGGATGGCTTCGATCTAAACTTCGGCACGGACTTTGTCCTTGGCGATCAGTTGATCTTCTTCGCCCGCATCAGCAACGCAAGCGACGGGCCGGACAGCTTCTTCCTGATCCCAAATCAGGAAATCGTCACCCCGATCCCCGGTGCCGTGTGGCTGTTCGGTGGCGGGCTTGGCGTACTCGCCATGCTCGGCAGACGCCGGAAACGGCCGACGCATCTGGCGTGGCCGAAATACTGATGCTGCCACAACCGAAGCGCAGCGCCAGAGGCAAGCGGCGGGCGCTTCGGGTCATCAGGTTCATCGAGCGGCTGACGGTGCCCTCGGGCAAGGGCGCTGGCAAGCCGTTCAAGCTGTTGCCGTTCGAGAAGCGGTTCATCCGCGACATTTATGAGCCGACGTGGCCGGACGGGCGGCGCGTGGTCCGCAGAGCGATCCTGTCGATGGCGCGGAAGAACGGCAAGACCGCGCTGATCGCGGCGCTGGCGCTGGCGCACCTCGTCGGGCCGGAAGCAATCCCCAACGGCGAAATCTATTCGGCGGCGAACGACCGCGACCAGGCGTCGATCATTTTCAAGTTTGCCAAGCAGATCGTCGACCTTGAGCCGGAACTGGCGAGCAAGACCGACATCGTCGGCTCGACCAAAACACTGATCGGCAAGCCGACCGGCTCGGTCTATCGCGCCATCTCGGCGGAGGCCGGAACCAAACACGGCTATCTGCCGAACGTCGTAATCTATGACGAGCTGGCACAGGCGAAGAACCGCGATCTCTACGACGTGCTCGACACCTCATTCGGCGCTCGCGAAGAACCGCTGTTCATCGTGATCTCGACGCAGTCGAACGACCCGGAACATATCCTGTCGCAACTGATCGACGACGGATTGTCGGGGGCCGACCCGACCATCGTGTGCCATCTGTACGCGGCGGACGAGGATTGTGCGCTCGACGACAAGCGGCAATGGCGCAAGGCAAACCCGGCGCTCGGAATTTTCCGCGACTACGACGACCTGGCCCACGCCGTCGAAAAGGCGATCAGGCTGCCGTCGGAAGAATCGAAGGTGCGCAACCTTTTCCTCAACCAGCGCATCTCGCCCGCGGCGATCCTGATCAGCCGCCCCGAATGGATGGCCTGCGCTGGCAAGGTATCGTTCACGGCAGGCGAGGACGTCTATCTGGCGCTCGACCTGTCGAACACGCTCGACCTCACCGCGCTGCTCATGTCGTCTGCTGATGAGATCGCCCGCGTCCAGCCGTTCTTCTGGAAACCGGAGGACATGCTGGTCGAGCACTCGAACCGCGACTTCGGCTCGGGCAACCTGCGCTATCTCGACTGGAAAAACGCGGGCTTCCTTGAGGTCACGCCGGGGCGCTCGATTGACAAGCGGGTGATCGCAAAGCGGATCGCGGAAATTTATCAGCGTTACCGGGTGCGGGCGCTGGTCTATGACCGTTGGCGGATCGACGATTTGCTGCGCGAGTTCGACGGCGTCGGTCTGATGGCGTTCAAGGAGGGAGACAAAGGGGACGGGCTGCGGTTAGTGCCGTGGGGTCAGGGGTTCAAGGACATGGCCCCGGCAATCGACGCGCTTGAGACGGCGATCACGGAGCGTAAGCTGATCCACCCGAATAACCCCTGCCTGAACTGGAACATGGCGAACGCGGTCGCCGTCATGGACCCGGCCGGCGGGCGCAAACTCGACAAGGATAAGTCGCGTTTCCGCATCGACGGCGCACAGGCGCTGGCGATGCTCGCGGGCATGCGTTCGCGCGACCGCATCGGCAAGGCCATCGATATCGAGGCACTGATCGGATGACCCGCCGCCAGCCGACGCTGACCGAAAGGCTTGCCGCCGCGTTGCTGGCGCTTGGCGATATTCCGTTCGACCACGCCAAGGCAATGACGGCGGCGCAGATCGTCGGCCTCTACCAGTTCGATCACTGGCCGATCCGGGTCGAGGCGGGCGGCGATAACCACCCGTCGAACCTGCGGCCCATGCTGATCAAGGCGCACCGCGAAAAAACGGCGCGGGATCACGGCGAGATCGGAAAAATCCGCCGCACCAGGAGGGCGCAGGACGAGCACGTGCGGCGCTTGCTGGCGAAAGCGAACGGCGAGCCGAGGCGCAAGAGCCGCTGGCCGTCGCGACCGTTTCCGAAGCGCATGGCGACAATTAGGGGCTGAAATTTTCACAACAGAGGAGAAGCAAATGAAGCCGTTCCTAGCCTTGATCACGCCTGTCGGCGAACCCGCCGCACCCGGCACACCGCCAGCCCGTCCCGACCACACGCTCCCCGGTGATCTGCCTCACCCGGAGCATCCGATTTTTTATCCGCTGCCGCCCGGAGCGCCGGTCGACCCCGATTATGGCGTTCCCGACACCCATCCCGATCAGGGGTTGCCAGCACCGCAACCGCATCCAGAGCACCCAATCGTGCTTCCGCCCGACAGCGGCGGCTGGCAGCCGGTCTACATTTGGGGACCGACTGACCCGCGACCGACACCGCCAATCGAAATACCGCCTGCGCCGACTTCCCCGGACGTGAAATGGGAGGTCAAGACGGCATGGACGGCGACAACCGGCTGGATCGTCGTCGCGGTCCCGACCGGGGCGGCGGTGACACCGTCGAAGCGGAAATAAAAATTGCCGACCAGCGGCCACGGCATCGCGATATTGATCGTCGCGATCCTCGTGGCCGTTGCGGTCGGCGTCTGGCTGTCGGGTTACGGCAACTGTTGCTGACGGCGGCGCAGGTGAACAAAAAACCCCGCCCGGTTGAGGGGCGGGGTTTGTTGGCCGGGAATCAGGCTTTGCGTTTTTTGAGCGGGGCCTTGATGTAGTCCCGCGCGGCCTTGCCGGTGAGCGGCATGGCCTTGCGGGCCTCGGCTTCCGCTTTCTTTCGTGCCGCTGTCATCCTCTCGGCGATCAGCGGGTCCGCTCGGTTGAGTTCGGGCGGAATCTTGAAAGCATCGTCGTCGGCATTGACCGGCGGGTGATCGATGGCCTCTGTCACCATCGCGATCACCTCGCCGGTTGGGATCGAGGCCAGCGCACCTTTTTCCTTCGGGGCTGGTGTCTCTTTCGCCGGCCCGATCAGGTCGGTGAGGTTGACCGGACCCATCTTGGCCTGAAGCCTCCGTCGCTGACGTTCGAGTTTCGTCAGCATGTTGGTGGCCCGCACCAGGCGGGTCTGCCAACGCCGGATCGACGTCTCGCACTTGGCGAGTTTAGTTTGTGCGCCGTTCTGCATGACGCACCTTCCTTTCTGATTTGATTTTCAAACAACGCGGGCGAGGTGCCCGCATCAATCGGATTTTCCGACTGACAAGTTATTTTACGATACATCGATGCACACGTGCGGGTAGCAACGCGCGTCATGCGAAATTCGCAAATGATCAGGTGCGAAAATTTGCGGAAGTCCAATAAAATATTTTTGCATTTATGCTTTTTGCTCACGCGGAATGACTCGCACGTCGAAGTTGAAACGGCTCAAAAAATGAAACGACAATGGCGGCGGCTGCGCGACACGTTCAGTCTGCTCGATATCGCGCTGATCCTGATCGCGATCGCCATCATCATCGCGGTGATGGTGTTATGAAAATGGAGAAGCGACCTTGCCGATTGTGCCGTGGGCT